TGTTGTGGACTTTGAAAAAGGAGGAGGATCGCAGACTTCTTCTGTGCCGCGCCGGCAATGTTCCCTGGAAACAAATATGTCATCGCCTGGGAAAGCATCGCAGCACACTCGACAGGCAACTCTCTGTTATTTTATTGCGCTTGATTGATAAGATAAGAAAAAATAAAAAGTATAGACAAACGCTACAAAAAATATTATCCCATAGGGTATCATAGCATAACTTATGTTTTGCCGTGGTATCAGTATTTTCTTTTGGTCTGCCAACGATTTTCTCTACTCAAAGTTTGTTATAAACGGAGCATTGTTTGATGGTTGGTAGACCATCAAAGAAAATAATCTGCGGTGCGAGAAGGAAGTATGACGGCAACCCCTGTCAATGCAAGGCATTGCCAAGTGGTCGCTGCAAGTTCCATGGCGGCATGAGCACCGGACAACAAACGCTTCAAGGCAGAATAAAGGCGTTGAAAAACTTACTGCCATTCAAACATTACAGCGATGAACAAATTAAACAAATCATTAAAAGAAAAAATATTAGAACTGCTCCAGTTAGGAGAGCCTCTGACGAAGATTTCAAAGAGGAGGGGAATGCCATCACTCTCGACCATTTACAGAGCGATGAGGGATGATGAGGATTTCAACAAACAGATGACGACAGCCAGGATCAATGGCGCACACACCTGGGGTGACAAGGCGATTGAGATACTGGAGAAGAACTATTCACCACAGGAGATGAGCATTGTCAGGGAGAAGCTGATACACATCAGATGGCTGATGTCCAAGCTCATACCGAACTACAATGACAAGCTGATCAACGAGCACAAGGGTGATCAGAAGATCACGTTTAGCTGGGAAGATCCAACTCAAAAGAACAATGACACGAACCTCACGCACACATTGAGAAGTTCTAAAACAATCCAGCAGCTCCCGCGTTCTGATCCGGACAAGCATCCGGACACCACCTGATTTTTCTTTGTTTTCTTTGCTTCGTTCCTAGCTTTAGGAACTGGATCGATAATAAATTGAGCGGTGGTTGAAAAAAAATAATTATTAAAGGAAAGGAACCTCTCTTTTTTGGGAAACGAACCCCCGGTACCCCCTGGAAATGTGGGAGCGGGTAGTAGCGATAATAGACTCCCGACTTGGAGCCACAACCATGGATGAACAGATAGAAGATTTCAACGAGAGAATTTTTTGCATTCTTTCAACGGAGAAAAAAAAGAAAAAAATTACAGTGGACTTCATCGGATTCAACGATCAGGATGAGATGAACTGCTTCAAGGACTTCATCGCGCTCACTTTGAGCATTAATCAATTCAATCAGAATAATATTGTTGACCGTGACATGTACAGCAAGCTGGTGCACTGATGCACATCAGGATTCCTTATTCTCCAAGAAGGCAGCAGCGTGAAATACACGAAGCGTTGGACAAGCACCGCTTCGCCGTTCTCTTGTGCCACAGGAGGTTCGGCAAAAGTTATCTCTCACTGCATCACTTGATCAGGCACGCGTTTCGCAATCCACTGCCGCATCCGCGGTATGCGTACATCGCACCAACATTTAAACAAGGTAAATCGATTGCTTTCGATTATCTTATACAATTTACAAAAAACATTCCGGGAGTGAAAGTGAACGCCTCGGAGCTGAAGGTTGATCTTCCGAACGGTGCCAGGATAACGATCCTGTCCGGGGAAGTCGGGGAATCCATCCGTGGAAATTATTTTGATTTTTGCGTGATTGATGAAGCGGCGGACATGGAGGAGAAAGTTTTTACATCCATTATTCTGCCGGCGCTCGCTGACAGGAAGGGTGGTTGTTTAATTTTAGGGACTCCGAAGGGAACCAATAATTTTTTTTATAATATTTACAAGAAGGCGTGCGTTGATCCCGCCTGGTACGTCAAGGTGTATAAAGTTTCAGAGACGAAAATTCTTGATGAGGAGGAGCTGAAGCAGCTCCGCGATACCATGTCGGAGGATGAATACCGCCAGGAGCTTGAGTGTGATTTTTCAGCCGCCATATCCGGAAGCGTTTACGGAAGGCAGATGGAGAAGATGGAGGATGATGGAAGAATTACAAAAGTTCCCTATGATCCCGGATTCAAGATCAATACCGCTTGGGATTTGGGGATTGGAGATGCGACCAGTATCATTTTTTACTACACCTCCGGAAGAGCGACTTACATTTGTGATTATTATGAAACGGCGGATGAAGGCTTGCCTCACTTCGCGAAAATTTTAAAAAAAAAGGCGGATGAGATGGGATACTATTACGGGGATCACATGGCTCCGCACGACATAGAACAACGGGATTTTTCAAACGGTGTCAGCAGAAGGGAGACAGCCTATGAACTGGGCATTCGTTTCCGCGTGGCACCCAAGCTGTCCCTGGAGGATGGCTTGCACGCCGCTTCAATGAGGATGAACACCGTATGGATTGACCGGGAGAAATGTGAACGGTTGATCGATGCGCTGCGGCACTATCACCGAAAGTACAATCCGGCGTTAAAGGTGCTGGGAAAACCGACACACGATTGGAGCTCCCACGCCGCTGATGCGTTCAGAACGATGAGCATCGCCATGGATCAGGGAATTGGGGAGCGCAAGGCACCCCAGCAAATTGCGGATAACAATTATAATCCGCTTCAAACAGCATTAGGAGTTATGTAATGGGTTTTTTAAAACCAAAGATCATCATGCCACCACCACTCCCGGAACCGGAACCTTTGCCGGTTGCTCCGACCATGGAGGATCCGGAGGTAGCGGCGGCTGGTGAGGCTGCTGTAGCGGCGGTCAAGGAAAAGACGGGAAGGAAGAAAACGATTCTCACCTCCCCGCAAGGAATATTAGAGGAAGAAGAATCGTATAAACCATCTTTATTGAGTTGATCATGGGAGCGATAATAAAACCATTTATGCCGAAACCAAGACCGGTACCAAATTTAAAACCAAAAATGGTGTATGATCCGCATGATGTTAAAACGGCATCGGCAGATCCCAAGGCACCAAATTTTAATCCCAATTATGCTGCATCCGTTTCACCCGACACCGATGTGGTGAATGAAGGCGTAAATAAGATTATAAAAAAGGGAAAAGCATCAACAATCGTGACGGGAGTCATGGGAGATATTTCCAAGCCGAATGTATTTAAGCCTTTATTAGGAGGGGGTTCTTAATGGGATCCTCAACGGTAACAACAAGGGAGAGGGATGTTGGTGGCAATCAGAACAGACAGAATGAACGCCAAAGCCAACTGAAGCAGCAAATAACAAAATTAAAACAAAAAGGTCATATGGTTGGCGCGAAGGCATTGGAGGAAAAAAGAGCAAAAGAGGCAAAAGTTTTTGAAGGCGGAAAAAGAATAGATAAGATTTCAGCGGCGATCAACGCGGCGCAGTCAAGTGATCCGTCAAGAATGCAAGCATCCCAGGATGTAGCGATCGTTAGGTCTAATATTGCAAAACTTCCTGGTATGGCGGCAACGGACAGCAGTGGCAAGATACTGCGAAGTTCAAGTGGAGCTGCCATCCTGACATCCAAAGGTCAGCGCATGCTGGAGCAGAAAGGATATAAGTACGGTGATACGGGAACCATAAAGGCGACCGCGGCACAGGAAATATCACAAATGAAATTTATGTCGGCAGTAATGCCTGGATTTGCCAAGCCGGTTGCTGGAAAATTATTCACTCCTTCAACAGTAATAGGAAGTGATTATCGAAGCGGAAGCAAGGAACAAAAAAAACAGATTGAAAAGGATTTAAAGCTCGGCGATAAAAAGATTACAGGAACGCCGAAGGGATATGAATCGGTATTGCAAAAAAATTTATTGTTATCCGGTAAAGACCGAAAAGCATTTCTATTAGGGGAAACGGAAAAATTACTAAAAACAAATTTAGGTGATTAATGGCGACAAATAAAGCAAAGGAATTATTAGACCGGTACGGCAAGTTGAAAGTGATGCGCGGTACCTGGGAGAGTCATTGGCAAGAGATTGGTGATTATGTATTGCCGCGAAGAGCTGATGTCACGAAGAAACAGGCAAAAGGATCAAAGAGAACGGAGTTGGTGTATGATGGAACCGCAATTCATGCCGCCGAACTATTGGCATCTTCTCTGCACGGAATGCTGACGAACGCGGCTTCGCCGTGGTTCTCACTGCAATTCAAGGATCCGATGCTGCAAGGGGATGATGCCATTAACGAATGGCTGGAGGAATGCACCAGGCAGATGTACCAGGCGTTCAACCGCTCCAATTTTCAACAAGAGATCCATGAAATGTATTTGGATCTCATTGCTTTCGGCACGGGTTGCATGTTTGTGGAACGAAGCGACCAGGAGCAGTTGCGATTTTCAACAAGGCATATTTCAGAAATATTCATTCAGGAAAATGAGCGAGGCGTGGTTGACACGGTTTTTCGCAAATTTAAAATGTCTGCGAGAGCCGCCTTCAACATGTTTGGAGCGGCGACACAGGAAATAAAAAAAATATCAGAGGAGAATCCCTATCAGGAACTGGAGTTTCTGCATTGTGTCATGCCGCGTGATAAGCGCGATGTGAAAAAAATTGATGATGTCAACAAGCCTTTCTCTTCCATTTATTTGACGATTGATGGAAAAATGCTGGGTGAGGGGGGATTCAATGAATTTCCGTATGTGGTTCCGCGTTTTGTGAAATCAAGCGTGGAGGTATATGGAAGATCACCATCCATGACGGCGTTGCCGGACATTAAGATGTTGAACAAGATGTCGGAAACAATGATCCGCGCGGCTCAAAAAACCATTGATCCGCCGCTCCTTGTTCCTGATGACGGTTTTATCATGCCGATCAAGACCATTCCCGGAGGATTGAATTTTTATCGATCGGGTTCCAGGGATCGTATTGAACCATTGAACATCGGCGCGAACTTTCCTTTTGGTTTGGAATATGAAAATCAAAGACGGGAGGCGATCCGCCAGGCGTATTTTGTTGATCAACTGTTGATGGCGCAGAATGTGACCATGACCGCAACGGAAGTGTTGCAGCGTAATGAAGAAAAGATGCGATTGCTGGCACCGGTTCTGGGAAGGCTGCAATCAGAAATGTTGCAACCCCTCATTGACAGGACTTTTAACATTTTATTGCGTGATGGAATTTTACCTTCACCGCCTCCGACATTACAAGGATTGGACATTGACATTGAGTATGTATCACCGCTTGCAAGAGCGCAGAGACAGGGTGATGTCAATGCGATGAT